TAATCTGGAAAGACCAGAACAGGAAGTTATCTGAGTTGTGACCTAACTGTTGTACCTCAGATAATATCTGGGTGAGTTCAGGAGTTAGTGCAGCAAGAGACATAGTTACCTCTGGATGAATTGAATTGAGTTACGAGGGGAATCCCTCAGTCTGCTCCAAAACTAGAAGCAGAGGGAGAGAATCAACAGTTGTTATATACAACAGCAGCGAGCGATAGCGAGCGGGTTAAGCATCAACCACTCTTGCTACTTGATGTATGCCTTTGGCTATAGACTTACGGCTAGTCGTCAGCCAGGCGGTGCCTGCTGAACGTGCAGTAGTGTACATAGGCTTGATGTCTGCTTTGATACCTTTGATTGTGTTAGAAAACATGGCAATAAATGAAACGATGTAATGATTGCGTTAAGCTCGGAGACGCAACCCTCCGTGTAGCAATGATTGTTACAGGTAATTACAGTTCTATCTCGGCTCTGCCGTGCGTAGGCTCTTTACCTAATTTCACGCAGGAATAACAGGGATATTCCACGAAAAACCCAAGGAAAAGCTACGAATGTAACTAAATGTAAATCATTATTACTAATTGTTACTTCTTCTTGTGTATATCAACCAAATACGCAAAGAAAAAGCGAACGAAGTGAGCGATGTTCCGAGCGAGCGAAGCGAGCGGTGAGCCGCGAAACTGAGGGGTGCACAATAGTTCTTTTTTTTCTATACGGTATAGCAAACAAGCAAGCGGGTGGAGAAGAGTCGAGTAATTTTGTACCCTATTTAGCCCTATAAGGAGCCGATTTTGTAGTAAAAAACCCTAATTAGCCCAAAAAATCACCCAAAAGTACCAACTTCCAGGTGATTAAAAGTTACGAGTTTTAGATATAAGCTATTTCTTCTGACTACTCTTAAATGCACTTGCTGCTTTTACTGCTTTACCAAATGCTTCCTCATCTGGAACCTCAAAAGCCAGCTCTTTTTTAGCACTTGTAACAAAATCACGGACTTCTAAAGAGTCTTTACCGTCTTTAGCCATCTCTAAAGCCTTATTTTTTATGGCTTCTAATCCAGCAATCTTTTCTTTTCGACTTTCAGTATCCATCCTTGGTATTTACTAAGTAATTTCCCTGTTTCAATGCTATCACGAGTAGATTTCTTGCTCATAGAATGTATAAAAGAGAAAATGTAGGGATTATTGGTAAATGAGTTCTTCATATCAAGCGAGAGGCTACCAAAGACCAGAAGAAGAGCAGCCAGATTCCAATGTTGCTGAGTTAATAGGTACAGGCTTACTAGCAGGAGCCGGTCTTGGTAGTATTGCAGGCATAAGGTTAGGAAGAGGAAGGGTAGCTAGAGGAATGGACCCAAAGAAGAAAGAAACTATAAGAAAATTAGCTGAACTCAATAAAAAACCCGCAGCTAATGCTGGGGTAAGACAAAAAGATTTAAATACCGTAGATGTAGCACCTTCTAAAACACCTACTAGCATGAAGGAGGTCTATCAAGAAGTATCACAACCTGTAAAAATAAATAAAACTCCCCAATTGACAGGTGCTACGAAAGTTTCTCGTCCTGATACTTTTGTGGATGACTATGTAAGAGACATAGCAGAGCAAAGAATAGGAGAACAACAAGTAGAAGATGCTCTACAAGCCTTTAATCTCACTAAAGAAGCTAGAAGTGAAAGAGCTAGACAATATGCAAATGTTAGACGAGTACAAGCCGCTGCTGCTGACGATATCATTGATGGTTTACGAAGAGAAGCAACTGTAGATCAAGCAGCTACAGCTACTAACTCTGGAGCTAATCAAGAGATAGGACGTGTTAAGCATCGCTTGCAGCAAAATGAAGATGTTAACTTGGCAAAAATAGAGATGGCCGAAGATTTAGCTGACACTGCTATACAACAACAAGTACAAAAAAATAATATTCCCCTAACTGAGACTCCTACTAGAGATGCTGGCATTAATCTTGTTTCTTCTCAATCTGTGGATGGTCTTCCTGTAGATCAGGCTGAGATAGTGGCAACTGGGCAAGGATCTGTGCAAGGGAAACAAATCCTTGAGAACGCTGGTCTTCCTTCTGGTAGTTCATCTGTAAATGATTTGAGTATTACTAATGTAGCAAATAATTCTACACTTAGCCAAGCAGATATAGATGCTATGAATAAAGTAGGAATAACTGGTGTTAAATCTGCAGGAGTTAGAACAAGTCTTCAAGATGATGATTTACGTCGTAAAGAGTTTACTCCACAACAAGTAGCACGTGTTAAGAATACAGTAAGAGTAGAAAAACCTTCTTCACAAGAATTTGTAAATGAGCAATTAGAACAACGTTTAAATAAATTACAACAAGAAACTGCAGAATTAAAAGCAAAACAGGAAACATTATCTAGAGCTTCTGCTTTAATGGCTCAGGGATTACAACCTGGAACAACTAGATTTGATAATGCGTTAGCAGCGGGTATGGTTGGTAGATCAGATCTAAGACCTAGTTCTGGAGCAGACAGAGCTTTAGGTATAACTGATCCGGAGTTCCAAAAGAATGTAGTATTGTCTCAAAGTTTAGAAGGAGCCTTACCTTCAACTCAACGTTTATTTTATGAACAAACCTCTGAAGGTCAAATAATCCCAGAAACTGTAGAGAAGCGTCAGGAACGTCCTGTCCGTATTACTCAAGAAGATACTAAAACTTTAAAATCAGCAGGTGGTCGTATTGGCTCTACAGCTCAGACAAAAAGTGTAATAGGACCTTACGGTATAGAAAGAGAAAATTTCCCTAGAGCAGATATAACAAAACGTCCTACTGATACAGATGGTAAAAAATCTTTTAGCACCCAACCACCAGCTGCAGGGGACCCTAAAGAATCAATGACTATGGCTGAAGAAGTCAGAAAGATCTATAATAATCCTAATATCTCTCCAGAAAAAAGAGCCGCTGCAGCACAGGATTTCTTATCTTCTAAGATGGGTGAATTAAACATCTCTGCAATAGGAGATTCCAAACCTCTAAGAAAGAATCCTTATGGAGGTAGAAGAAGGAGGCTTCGTTGAAAAAGAAGAAAAAGAAAAAATTTATACAAGATGCTATAAAGCGACCTGGTGCGTTTACAGCTAAAGCTGAGAAGAAAGGTATTACCACTGCTCAGCTACAGGAGAATGTATTATCCAATCCAGATGATTATGATGAACGTACCGTGAAACAAGCACGACTTCGTAAAACATTGGTAGGATTAAATAAGAAAAAGAAAGATAAGAAGAAATGAAAGACTCACGTTTAGATCTTGGTAGGTATATAACCAACCCTTTTAACAGAAGAGGAGAGATAACAAAACGTTTAGATTTTGATGATCTATTTACATCTAAGGCAGAAACTGGAGATTATCCTTTTAATCCTTCTAGATTTGAATCTGGGGACTTAACTAAAAAAGCGATGTCCCAGAAGTTAACTCAAAACCCTGGATTAAACTTTGCCCCTAATACTCCTTTCTTTGATGATAATCAAGAAGCAACTTCTGACTATGAACTGTTTGAAGGTTTAGGAAGATTTAATAGAGTTATGGATTATGATTTTGAAAATGGTAGACCATTAACAAATCAGCGTCCACAAGATCAACCTGACTATAACCCCATATGGATTGAAGCTTATGGTATGAGTCCTACTCTTAATCCTGGAGATACCGCTAAGAACCCAATGCCTAGGTTAAGAAATCCTGATCCTAAGGGTTACATCATGAGAAAGGCTGAAAGTAGAGCGGAGAGTGAGGTAGAAGACAAGAGATCTGTGGCTCAGTTGTTAGCTCAACAAGGGTCACCGTCTAAAGCAGCAATAAAACAAGGAGAAAAAACTGAAAAAATAGAACAGGAAAATACATAACAAAGATGACCCGAAGTAAAATAGATTCATCGAGATAGTTTGATGAGTGTAACTGCAGCAGCCAAATTATTACCAGGAACAGCTGGAAGGTTTAAAGATGTCATACCTTTGCTAATGTCTTCCATGCCTGGTGCTTTGTTTTCTGGGGGATTTGCCACGCTTACTACTGGCAATCCTTTAGCAGGTATAACAGTTGCAGGTGCAGATTTATTAGGAAGTACAGCGTTAGCTTCAGGTATTGGAGCGTTAGGTGGTAAAACCGGTATAAGAAAGATATTAGGTAAAGACGTAAGACTTGCAGGAGGTAGGGTCACTAAATTAAGACCAGATGAAGGTATACCTCAAGGAGCTAGAAAAAGTAAAGAAGCATTTGAGAAATTTATGCAAGGTAGAACAGTATTCGAACCTTCTCCAGCACAAACAGTAGGGCAGGTAGCAGGAAGTATCGGAGCAGTGTTAGCTGTAGAACCAATGTTTTATCCTAAAGATCAAGGCGATATTGTTCAACAACAATTATTTCAAAGATATGGTACTAGCCAATTAATGACTAATCCTCAAGCTGCCATAAATAATTTGACATATCTTTCTAGAGACATAAAAGGAGATGAAGTTAGAGATACACAAAATATGAATTTAGCTCCAGGTACTTTATATCAATACCCTAATTTAGCCGGTAATCTGATGGGAGGAATGTAGTATGTTTCCTCAGTTTTTTCAAAATTTAAAAACAGGGTTTCAGAAAGCTGAAGACATAATGTCAGCACGGCAGGATTATAGACATTCAGTTATTGATCCTGAATTTTATAAAAATGTAAGACAAGGTTATCAGGGACCTGATCGTTCAGTAAAGGGAAAGAAAAAAGTAAATATAAAAGGAACAGAAAATGTTGGGGAATTTCTAGGAGCTTATGCCGCTAGAGTATCCACTGATATTTTGTCTGATGGAACTAGACAATTTTATTGGAGATATAACCATCCTCTTGCCATAGGACAAAAGATCGTGGAACAAGCTGTCCCTCAGTTAGGGGATATAAAAAGTCCTGTTCAGAGAGCTTTAGTAACGGGTGCTGTAGGAGCACCTACTGCTGCTTCTCTAGGTATATTTGATGTTACTAATCCTGGTGAATTATTTAGACCAAAAGGTTATGCACAATCTTATGCAGAGAAAGGATCACAGGATAGAAGAAAAACAGCCGAACCTGGTATGGAATTATTTGAAAGGTTTTTCTTAGGTAGAAGAGGTAGACCTTTAAAATATGAAACAGCTAAAAAAGATATTCCTGATCTTACTCCTGAAAGATATGGTCAGGCAATGCGTAGCCAGTACCAAGATCGTGGTGTGCTAGGTTTAGGTTTACTTAAAGGAACAACCGCAAATATAGAAGGATATCCTGAAGTACGTGTTGTAGGTTTTCCTGTAGGACTTCAAGCTGTTGGAGCTACAGCGGGAGGTATAGCGGGACTAAAAACTGCAGCGGGTCAGAATCTAATGACTAATAGAGGATCTAAAACACAAAGATTTAAAGCAGCTGGTATGACCTTGGCAGGATCACTTGGAGGTGCAGCCGCAGGTAAAACTTTGAACATGGCAATAGCCAGTGCTAACAGACCTAAATATTTAACCACTCAAGATTACATGCAAGAATAATGATAGTACTGATAAAATTAAAAGATAAGAACGGAGAGAAGATCTAGTAATGGCTGACAAGACAATGGGAGCACAAGATTTTTTACTGTTTCAGACTTTGCTGAATCAGGTAGGTCCTAGATCTTATGCTAATCAAGCTCTGTATGGCATGTTCCCTAAAACTGCAGCAGCAGCAGCTGGTATGCCTATGGCAGGATATGGTGCTATTCCTATTTCTAAAACAGCTTTGTCTAAAGGAGCAGCAGGTGTTGCAAGAATGGGTTCAACAAGGTTGCCTTTAATACAGGGAGGTTTACAAGCATTAGGTGGAGATCCGATAGGTGGTGTAGGAACAGCTGGAGGAGGTTTCCTTGGAGCTAAGGCAGGAGCAGCCATAGGAACAGCAATTGCACCTGGTATAGGAACGTTGGCAGGAGGTTTAATAGGTGGTCTTGCAGGTGGAGCTGCTGGACAAAATGTTACTAGAGGATTAGCAGGTATTGATGTTAATAATCCATTAACAGGACCAGATATTAGCATTGCAGGTATTCCATTAAGTCAGTACGCGAAGACTAAGAAGAGTTTAGAGAGGGCAACTGAATTAGAGAAGAAAAGATATCAAGAGTTAGCTCCTCTTTATGAAGATGCTAGAAATAGACAGATGGCAAGAGACATGATTAGTAGTCAGATGGGACTAGCTCAGAGCATGTTAGGTTCAGTTTACGGGAGGTAGTTAAATGGAAGTTACGCAAGGAAACTATATGCCATCCAACCCAAACTTTAGAGGAGTTGGAGCATATCAAGGATATAGTACTTCTGCACCTGCAAATCCAAATAAATTTCAAAATTTTTTCAATCAATTTTTAGACCGAACAGTTTTTGGATCTGCAGAAGGTCGCCAAGCAAAATATGATGAATCTAAAAAAAGTATTTTCGGAATGCCTTTACCAGAGTTTGGTTTATCAGAGTATTTAGGGATGCCTGATAGTTCTGTAGCTAAAGAAAACCAAGAGAATGAAAAGATACAGAAAGAAAAGGAAAGAAGAGCAGCGTTAGGACTAGATAATGATGACACATCTAAAGTTCCCAGTTTTGAAGATATCATGGGAATGGATGTTGGAAAATATATGGATAAGGTGGCTCAAGTAGGGGAAAAAGCAAAGGATAGAGATGCATTAAGAGCAGGAATATCTAGTTTAGCTTATTCTCCTTTGATAGGGAGTCAGGCCGCAATGGATGCTGCGGCTAATATAGGACAACTGACCGGAGTTAACATGGCTGCTATCGCTAATCAAAGCAGCTTAATGTCACAAAATCCTACTAAGCAAAAAATAGCTGGTAAATATTTCAGGTAGTAGAATGGCAGTAGGTACCTGGTCGAATCCGTATGGAGCACTAGGAGGAGGATTACCTAGTACAGGTGATATCTCAATGTTTTCATCAAAGCCCTTTGGAGGAGGCAACATGTTTGGAGCGATATTAGGAGGGGGATTAAGTTTAGCCGGTAGTATTTTTGGTGCTAGAGGACAGGCCGCTGCTGCACAGGCTCAGATGGATGCCTCTGCTGATCAGATGAAGAATAACATCATGATGGCTAGAGAAGCTAGAAAAGGTAATCTAGCTAAGTTCATCGGACAGAATGTTGCAGATTATGGATATGGAGCAGATCTAGATTTTGATAGACAGAGAAGAGCAAGCATATTTGATTCCACTAGAAAGCGTGATTTGGAACGAGCAGGAAATATAGCTGATTTTAATGCCATGATAGGAATGCAAGATACACCAGCTTTCAGAGAACAAAAACAAAGAGCCTTTAGGAGAGATTTAGAAAAAGCAAGAGTAGAACGGCAAGCAGCTATGGAAGGCATGTTTGGTCCAATTCGTAGGTCAGCTTAGGAGGTATCATGGGATCTAAAACAACATACAATGCACCTAAGGTAGAAAAGGACGATAGTTTTGAAAAGTACTTAGAGTATCAGAAAGAACGTGAGACTAAGTTAGAAGAACGAGCTCAAGCGGAACGAGAGGCAACGGCTGCAAGAGATCTACAAAGAAGACAAACTGGAGCTAAGGGTTTAACGGGTTTGTATGATCGTACTAAATCTCAATTAGAATCAGGGTTACTTAGTTATGAAGGAGCACAGAATCAATTACAGAGTTATATAGATAAATATGATTTAAATGCTGGTTTTCAACCTGATACTGAAGGCAATACTTTCGATCCTGGATATACAGATCCAACTAAAGGAGCAGGTCAGTATTTGAGTAACCTTCAAAATATTTATGGAGGAGAAGGAGGTTTATTAGAGAAGAAGAGAACAGCCGGTATAAATCTTGCATACCAAGATCTTTTAGGAAGGCAAGCAACAGAGGATGAACTTTCCGGAGCTATGTCTAACTTACAGCTACAGGCTTATGGTGGAGCGGGGATACAGGGACTTAGGGATTCTATCAAATCAGGTAGTGAATATACTAAGAACATTAATGATAATTATCTAGATAATTACTACGACGTCCAGTATGGTAAGCAGACCAAGGATGCTGAAGGAAACATGACTGGAAAACGTATATTTGATTTTGATGCTTCTTTAATGCCTAGTTACGCTGGAGATCTGAAAGAGTCAACTGGAGTAGATGTCACCACCGGAGAGCAGTTCGCAGATTACTTCTCAGAAGGGAGAACTGTTGCAGAACTAGAAGCTCAACAACAGAATATTAAAGACACTAGACAATTCTTGTTCAGTGCGGGTTTAACTAATCTTCAAGGGGATATTGATAAAGAAACTCAGAAGATTAAAAATGAAGGTGCTAGGGATATTGCTAAAATTCAACAAGAAGGTTCTATCTATGGTCAATTATTAGGTGGGTTTAATTTTTAAAAGAATATCTATTGTTATAATAAATTTATACGTACTAACATCATTAATTACCTAGGGGTATAACTATGTCTAAGAAGGATCAAACGCAAGATAATTATTTTGATATTAAAAGATTCCAGCAACTTTTAGATAGGTTAGAAGGATCTAAGAAAAGACAACAAAGACAGAAGTCTGTAGAAGGACGTAGAGACATCTTTGCAGGTGGTCTTGCTAACATGATGAGCAACTTCTAATTTGTTATTATTAATATAGGTTATTGACATGGCTGACCCAGATGAATTTGATTACGAAAATGATGATTACTTTGACCTGGATAAGTACAGAGATGCAGCTGGTATAGCCTACGAATTTTCCAAGAAGAAGATGGAGGATGCTGGTGAACAAGAACGGAAAACAATCGCTAAAGGGGCGGAAGAGTCTAGGAAAGACGAAGAAAGAGATCGTAACCAAGCCAAATCAGCTTATAGCTATTAAGGTCTTTGACCACTGGGTTGATAATTTAGACTCCTCTACTCAGGAGTCTTTTTGTTCTTTTGTTTCTGACAATAATTCTGTAATTGAAACCTACCTTTATTGTAGATTTTTAGGATATGAAGGTAGTGTAGCTTCTTGTGATGCATGGATAAAAGATAATTATAAAAAACCTGACCACAGGAAGAAATTGCTATATGAAATAGATGAGATGCAAGAAGATATAAGAAAGTTGAGAGAGGATATTGAAAATGGTGTTGTTAAAAGAGATGCAGGTGTAGGAAGAATTGCACAGATGCAAAAAGAATTAAGAAGTACTATTTCTGAAATAGAAAACTTTACTAACATGAGGGACAGGAAGGGATTACTTATGGCCGGTGCAGATCGTGCTATTAGAGAGTTAATGTTTATTTTTAAAGATGATCCTATAGAAACTCCTTTAGAAGAAGCTACAATGAGTGTCTGGGCTAGGATGCAGCTGGAAGAATAGTACAGTTAAAATAAGGAGAAGTGAATAAATAAAATTGTTGCATAATGGCTAAGAAAAAAATGCCACCTCAGCTACTTGAATATTTCAAGAATAAGAATGAGAAGAAAGAAGATGGTTCTGAGATGAGTGACAAAGAAAAACGCATAGCAGCTTTAGATAAAGCTAGGAAAGCTAAAAAAGCGGCTAAGACTTATAAAGATAAGAAAGGAGCAGAGAAGCCAAAAGATAAGAAGTAAGTTAATATTTAATAGTAGCTTCGTTATTAATTAGTGCCTTCATATACTCATCTAGCTTATAGACGTAATGCTAAAGCGGCAGCTCGTAAACAACAGATTAAGAAGCCTAAAAATCAAGAAGCAATACAAAAAGCTAGAGATGACTTTGGATATTTTTGTGGGTATGTAGCTGATAAACCACCGGCAGAACATCATAAGACTTGGCATAGACATTTTGTTACTAACGAAGATAGTAGTTGTTTATTAAAAATTGCAGGACCTAATGTTGATCTCCTAGCTCCTAGAGGATCAGCTAAATCAACTGTATTAGGTTTATTAACTGCTTGGGCTATTGGTATTCATACACAGGCTAAACAACCTTTACAGGTCTTATACCTGTCTTACACCGTGGATATTGCTAGATCCAAGTCTGCAACTATTAAAAGAATTATAGAAAGTAAAAGATATCAGGAAGTATTTCCAAAAGTAAGATTACTTAAAAACGTAACCAGTAATGAATATTGGTCAATAGACCATAAGTTTGCAGGTATAGACACTACTGGTGAAGAACAATTTACCTTATGTGCTGCTGGACTAAAAGGCTCAGTTACATCTAAGCGTTCTCATTTAGTCATGATTGATGACGCTATAAAATCATCAGCTGATATTGCTAATCCAGATATTAGAAATCAGATGAAAGAGAACTGGAATGCTGTTATAGCACCTACTATGTTTGAAGGAGCTAGAGCTATTTGTTTAGGAACTAGGTTTAGACACGATGATATTCACGCTACTACTTTTAACGAACAGAATAATTGGACACAAATTATTTTATCGGCAATACTGCATGATGCTAAAACAGGAGAAGAAGAATCTTATTGGCCAGAGATGTGGTCACTTGAATATTTAAAAGAGAAGAAAAGACAGGCACCTATAGCTTTCTCTTTTCAGTATATGAATCAGATAGTTAGACAGAATGAATTGTCCTTAGCTCCAGAACTAATTGTTAAAGCAGAGATATCCACCGAGTTTGATACGTTAGGAATAGGAGTAGATTTATCAGCTGGTGTAAAAGAAAGAAATGATTATACGGTTATGGTTCTCGGAGGACGCATTGAAGATCGTATTCATGTAATTGATTATCGGCGTATCCGAGTTATGGGTAACCTAGAAAAATTAGATGCCCTAAAAGAGCTCCTATACGACTGGTCAATAATAGGAAAGGATGCCAATGAAAATTATTTTCCTACCTACTCTACATGCGATGTCTGGTCAGAAGCTGTGCAGTATCAGGCTTCTTTAGAAGCCGATTTTAAAAGAGTGTGTCAGACTAATGAAGGTCTGTATAATTTAATCTGGCATCCTGTAAAAGGATTCAGAGCAGATAAACTTGCACGTTTCAGGGGGATAATGGGTATGTTTGAAGATAGAAAGATAATATTCAATAGATATAGAAATTTTACGAACATGTTTGAAGAGTTAACTAACTTTGGTGTTAGTGGACATGATGATTGCGTTGATGCTTTAGTTTGGCTTGTAAATGGATTAGCTCGTAAAGGACAACTTCATTTAGACTTTTAATAGAGGGTTATAATAGAACTATGGGACCTGAGTATATTGCTATCATATTTAGTGCCGTTATCTCCTCTCTGACAGGAGGTGGATGGATCGCCAGTAAAGTCTTAGAAAGGCACCGTGAGAGATTAAGGGATGCTATACAAACAGTAGAGAATCAAAGATTACGTATTAATGCGTTGGAGGAACACGTGAACCGTATGCCACTGGAATATGTTTTGAAAGTAGATTTCGTTAGAGAACTGCAGGAAATGAATGATCATTTCAGAGCAATCCATAATAAGCTTGATAAACTAGTAGAAAAGCTTATAGACAAATGAGTTATGTTTTAGAAGTAAAAGAAGCCTCAGACGGTGAGTTATCACTGAACTTACCAGAAGAAATACATAATGAATTAGGCTGGATTGACGGAGATTTGATTGAATGGAATGTAAAAGGCCCAGGCTTAGTTTTAAATAGATTAAATGATCCTTTTAGATATGAAGTAAACGAAGAGTAGAATATTAGAAAAAGTATGGTGTAGATCATGTTTAATTTTGGTGGCGGGGCAGGACCAGGAAATAGCGGAATGTTTCAAGGAGCCTTAAGTTCAGCACGAGGAATAACTCCTGAAGATATGAATAGGCTAATTGAAGCATATAGAAAAGAAGGAAGACCGCTTCCCTCTAATTTAAATCCACCTCAAGGCACTAATCCTAGACCTCTTGCAGGCGGAGCAGGTGTTGGCGGATTATTGGGAGAATCAATGGGAAATGTGGCTGGCATTAGTTTTGATATAAATGAAAGCCCAAAAAATAGAAAGATGAGAGGAATTAGAAAATTATCCGAGACAGGAACTGGAGGAGAAAAAGATGCAGCAATAGAAAAAATGAAACAAATGGGAGGACCACAATTACCTTTAGCCTTGGGTGGTGGAGTATTTCCAGTAGGAAACATGGGAGGAATGATCGGAGGACTGATGAGTAGAGGCATAGTTAATTAGATAACAATGGCACAAGATGATTCCAAATATACCAAACCCGGCTTACGTGAACGTATTAAAGACCGAGTCATGGCCGGAAGTAAGGGAGGAAAACCCGGACAATGGAGTGCAAGAAAGGCTCAGATGGTTGCATCAGAATATAAGAAAGCTGGTGGAGGATATAAAGGTGGGCAAGGAAAGAAACAGAAAGATTTAAAAAAATGGGGTAAAGAGAAATGGATGACAAAAGATGAATATGAAAAACGTAGTAAGGCAAAAAATGCCGCTAAAAAATACAAAGATTCTAAAAAGTAATCATGGAAATTCCAGCAAAGATAAAAGCCATGCCTGGCCAGTTAAGAAAATCAGCTAAGTTACATGCTTCACAAGCAGATGTAATGCAAGACTTTCTCGATAATTTTGTTAAGGACATGAAGAAGAAAGATGGCTGATAAGGCAATACGAAAAGGTTATACTAAACGTTACTTACCAGAAAGTGCGTGGGCAAAACTTTCTAAAGAAGAAAGGGAGGAAACTGATCGTAAGAAAAGAGCCGGAAGTAGAAAGGGAAAGCAATTCGTAAAGAATACTAAAACCGCAGCAAAAGCTGGCAAAGCTGCTAGAGCTGCTAAGATGTATAAAGGTAAGCGTAAAGGATAGTACATGGGAAACAACGATCCTAAAACTAGATTAAAAGAGATAATAGATTCTTACCTCAACAAAGATGGTGGAGGAATGATAGACACTGGGATAGTAGCTTCACATCTAGCCCAAATGAAACTCTTTGGAATTAGACAAGGTGTAGAGTTTTTCCCAGCCCAAGATAACTTTGGAAATCAAAGAAAAGATTTTGTAGATAGAGTAGTTAAATATAACCAGCTTGATACTAGACTAGATTCCATATGGGATTACTTTCTTTGTGATGGACAAGGTATTTTTTATATCAGACCCACTAAAACTAATTACAGATTATATTATTTTCGTAAGCACGAATATAGAAGTTATTATAATATTGACGGTCAACTTGATGAAGTTGTAATTATATACAGTTATAAAGTCCGTCAAGGATCTGGTTACCAGCAGGAAGTAATTAACCAAAGTATCAGTGGACCTGATATGTTAGGAGCTGGTGGATCTAGAAGATATATTAGATTGTCTATTAAGAAAAAAGTAATTCAAGAAACACATTCTGAAGGTGAAATATCTTTTGATTCTACTTATCAAGGAATAGCAGGTAAGACTAAAACGTTTACTAATAGTTTAGGATTTATTCCTTGTGTAGAGATATTTAATAATGCTAAAGGATTCTCAGCTGAAGGGGTAGGGGAGTTTGATGCTTTAGCTAATCATATTTGCACTCATGATGAAATGATAAGGACTATGCGTAAAAACGTTCAGTTCTTTGGTAATCCAACTTTACTGTCTTCAAGACCTAAGACAGATTTAATGGAGTCAGGGGAGTCCACTGTTCAGAGACCTTCCATTGCAGCTAACTCTGGTTTTGCTGGCATGAATCCTCTGAGTCAATCTAGATTTAAAACTGATCCTTTAGCTCGTGGTGTTGATGGACAGATAAGAGTACCAAGAGTCATAGCAAATTTAGAACCAAATGATCGTGTTGGTTATATTGTCCCCGATGCAATCACTGGAGATCAAAACTCTTTCTCTAGGCAGTATAGAGAAGAAATAAGAACTGCTTTAGGAGGAGTGGATGAATTATCTATTTCAGCTGGAGTAACAGCTACTGAATACAAATCCTTGTTTGGTAGAGTTGCAGCAACAGCTAAAAAGAAAGCTGCTTCTGTATATACCTACGGAATTTGTAGATGCTTAGAACTAATAATATATCAAGAGGAGCAATTATTCCGTGACACTTTAGCTGCTGCTGTTGGTCTAGAAAAACCAGTAGATTTAGAAGAAGGTGCTTCTGAACAAGAAATAGAACTTTATCAAGGTGCAATAAAGTTCTATGAAGATCAAGTAAAACAGTTATTAATGGCGGCTTTACAGGCTCAACAGATTCCTCCCGGTGTGAAAGGATTGATTCCTGATGGAGATTTAAATATGCAGTGGAGATGGTTAGGTCCGGTCTATGAGGACTCAACACAGGATACTCTCAACAATTCTATTGTTGTAAGAAATCTTCAAGAATTAGGCGTTGATAGCATAGAAGCATTGAAGTATCTCTTTCCGAGCAAAACGGATGAGGAAAGGGCGGCCATGT